GAAAGATATGTATTTAACCGGCCTTTTTTCGGTGAATAAACCTTGCTATATGAGATTATTGGCGAGGTTTTATTTTTGCCTATATTGACCTTGATCAGGGCAAATGCTATTTTTGTTTTATAGTGGTCGAAGTATAAGAAAAACCACAGCAAAATTCTAAAAAGCTCGCTTAACGGTGGGCTTTTTAACTGATTAAAAGAATTACATTAAAAAAGCATATGCTCAGAAATCCTGTGGTTACTCTAATTTTAATTGTGGTCGGTGCTATATGGTATTCCATATATGAAGGCCACTTTTTTCTAGCGCGGAAACCCGCGAGGATAGACTCTAGATGTTATAACGTAGATGTTCCTAAAGAAATTAAATATAAAGATGCTGAACTTTTCTGCTCTTGCGTTCGTGCAGGTGGGCACGTAAGCAAAGAAGGAAACTATAAATACTGTGTCAATAAATTCGCTGAATAAATTTCTCAATTTATTTTTATCTATCTTGCACCTACGGGTAGTTTTTTATTGTTAGGAGAAAAGAAATACTCCTATACATAGCCAGATATTTTGCTCCCATGCGCGGGGTTTTGAAACTAATGTGTTCAGAGTAAAAGAACGCAGAAAGCATGAGAAATGTGAATTAGATAACTGAAAACTATATTTATCGGATAGACTTCTCAGTCTATTCCATTTAAAGAATTTTTAATGTAAATATGCCAGTGCAAATTTGTATAAAGCAAATTTTCTCCTGGTGAAGCAAATGAAAGAAAAATTAGGTGTAGTTGTTTTTTATGCGCTGTGCATTCTTGGAATTATCCTTGAATTGGTGGGGTTGTTGAATATAGATGTAATGTTTCTGATTATTGGGGCTGCATTTTTCATTAGTGCATTATTAATAAAATCAGAGTTCAAGCTATATGTCACTTTCTGGAAAGAAAATGAATAATGCTATTTAAACTTAATAAGCATTAAAAACCGCATTAACTAAAGTTGGTGCGGTTTTTTAATGGGTGTAAGTTATGGATATAGATCAATACAAAGCTCTAACCAAAAAGAAACCATTAAAAAAGGTACCAAGAGCAAAGCCATTACCTAAGGCAACTCAAAAATATCTCGAAGCCCAAGAAGAACTAGAGCGGATTCTGGATATTTTAGAAATCAAATTTGAAAAATGCTTTCACTTTAAATCTACCAAGCACTGGCGTTTCGACTTTCATTTGATCGAACACAGGATATTAATTGAAATAGCGGGCGGACCTTGGTCTGGTGGACGTAAGGGAAAACTGAGCAATAAGGCTTGGAGCATGGATCGTTATGATCATGCTGAAGAGATGGGTTATAACGTTGTACGTTTGGAATCAGCTAGCCGTTACAAGATCAACGAAGCTGGACCATTGCAAATAGAATCCAGTCATGCTCACCAATGGCTTAAACACTTAAAGAGGCATTCATTCAATGGAACAGTTCAGACCATTCCCACCGCCGGATCTGATTGATCAGGCAGAGGAAGAGGAAGCAATTCGGTTGGCACCCGCCGTTGAATTAAAAGAATGGGTACTTAAAAACTTTTTAACCTTGGGTGGCCAGCTGCACAATCCGGACCATGATCATATCGCTGAGCTGCTTCATGATGATGAAACCTTCCTGGCATTTGCTTGGGCTTCATCTGCGGCAGTAGCGAAAAAACGTATGGTACTGGGCCAATGTGAAAAGGTGATGTTTAACCAGGGCGGTTGGAAGAAGGCTAGACAGGAACAGCAGATGCGGGACTGGTTCGGCTATGTACCTGTTTATCTCATTACAGTAGACGCAAGCTTTTGCGAAAACTCTAATGATCGTGAGTTCTGCCGTTTGATTGAGCATGAGCTTTATCACATCGGTGTTGAACGTGATGAGGACGGCGAAATCATTTATAGCGATATGACCGGCTTACCAAAGCATTATCTTGCTGGCCACGATGTAGAAGTGTTCTTTGGTGAAACCAAACGCTGGGGAGCTGATGAGTCAGTTAAGCGTTTACTGGAAATCGCGAAGAATGCGCCGTTTGTGTCTGAAACTAATATTGCTGCGTGTTGTGGGACGTGTGTGATCAATTGAGTCTGAGGGCTCTTTTTTTTGCCTGTCTTGCTATACGTAGCTATACGAAGGTGAGTTTATGGCAGCACTTAAAGAGCCTGTAAAAATCTTTATAGTTCAGTCTCTTGCTTGCTTTGAAACCCCTCAACAAGTAGTAGACGCTGTAAAGCAAGATTTTAATATTGAAATTACACGTCAACAGGTAGCACTTTATGATCCAACCAAAGTTGCCGGACGTAATCTGAGCAAGAAATTAAAGGATCTCTTTGAGCGTACCCGCAAGGATTTTCGAGAAAATATCGAAGATATAGCGATTGCTAATAAAGCATTTCGTTTAAGGGAACTTCAAAAGATGTATGAAGATTCAGGTCGAAATAAGCGCGTAAAGCAAAATCTACTGAAGCAAGCATTTCAAGAAACAGATGGGCGTGTGACCAAGCAGGAAATCACTGGTAAAGATGGTGCTGATTTAGAGATCAAGATTATTCGAGTGTTTGTTGATTAGGGGGGGGCCGGGCGTGGAGCTTAGAATCAAAACCCCACGTTGGTCTAAACCATGGTTTAAACCTGCTCGATATAAAGGGGCATATGGTGGGCGTGGATCAGGTAAGTCTCATTTTGTAGGCGAGCAATTAGTAGAGGAATGTGTAGTTGATAAGGATCTACGTGCTGTTTGTATCCGTGAGATTCAAAAATCAATTAAATATTCGAGCAAGCAGCTTATTGAGGATAAGATCAAAGCCTTAGGCGTTTCGCATTTATTTGATGTACAGCGTGATTTGATAAAGCGTAAGGGCGGTGAAGGGGTCATTCTATTCCAAGGTATGCAGGACCATACAGCAGACTCTATCAAATCACTTGAAGGCTTTAAGATTGCTTGGATTGAGGAAGCCAATCGACTCTCAGCCAAGTCCCTCCGTTTATTACGACCTACAATGCGTGCTGAAGGCTCACAGATCTGGGCGACATGGAATCCTGAATCTAAGGATGATCCTATTGATGAGTTCTTACGGGGTGAATTTGCACCAGATGATTCAATCGTTATAGAAGTGAACATCAACAACAATCCATTTGCACCACAGACCTTAATAGATGAATACGAGGAAGATCGAAAGCGTGCCATTCGTATGCAAGCTGCTGGTGATGAAAATGCATGGCCTATGTTTGAGCATGTTTGGCACGGAGCTTATCTTGAATTTAGCCAAGCAATTATTTTCTCTGGTCGTTATGTAGTAGATGAGTTTGAACCTGATGCTGATTGGACAGAAGTGTATTACGGATCAGACTGGGGCTTCTCACAAGATCCAACCACACTCAACCGGATCTTTATTCATAACGATATTCTCTATATTCGTAACGAGGCCCATCAGGTGGGCTGTGAAATTGATCATCTACCAAATCTCTTTGATGAGGTGCCTGGTGCACGTATTCATAAGATTAGAGCTGATAACTCACGTCCTGAAACGATCAGCTATATGAAGCGTCAAGGATTCAAAATTGAGGCAGCTGACAAGTGGTCAGGATCGGTTGAAGATGGTGTGACCTTCATGAAGAAATTTAAGCAGATTGTTATTCATCCTGAATGTCCAGAAACTGCAAGAGAATTCAAGCTGTATTCATACAAGGTAAATCGTGCTGGTGATGTTTTGCCAGATATCCTGGACCTTAATAACCATCATATGGATGGTATACGGTATGGTTTGCAACCATTAATCAAAGGCAGAAGTAGTAAAAAACCTGCAGGTGCAGGAAGTCGAACTTATTAAGGAACAAATATGGCAAAGTCTAAAAAAGACAAAGCGTCAAAGAAGGCTTTGTCTTATGGCAACTTATACACACAAGAGGCCGTTACTCAGTTTCTGGTTAACTTTGGCAAGCAATCAGATACGGATGAAGTACTCCGTAAAGCTGGTATTACTCGTCATAGATTACGTGTGCTACTCGATGATGATGAAATTGCACAAGTGGTTGAAACACGTATTGATGCACTACTTGCTACACCGCTCAGAATTGAGCCGGGTGATACTAAAGAAGCTGAAATGCTGAATTTGGTACTCAAAGAATGGTTTCATGAGATTGCTACTGGTGCAATGAGTGCGCTGTTCTTTGGTTATTCAGTTCAAGAAGCTGTATATGAAGTTAAGCCCGAAGGTTATGTGGGCCTGCAGTGGATTGGTGAAAAGCCGATGCAGTGGTTTGAGCCTAAAAATGATGGTCGTTTGATTTATAGACAGGATGGAATTAACGGTGAGCATGAGGTAGACCAGGTATTCAAATTTTTCCTGACACGTCGTAAAGCCTCTTATGAGCAGCCTTACGGAAAAGCACTTCTAGCAACTCTCTACTGGTTATTCTTCTTTAAGCAGAACGGCTTTAAGTTCTGGGCTAAATTTCTGGAACGTTTCGGCACACCGATCTTACTGGGTAAATGTAAAGATACTGAAACGGATGATATGAGCAAAGCATTATTAAATGCCCATGCTCAAAGTGTCTTATCAATTGATATAGAGGATGATGTGCAAATACTCTCTGCACCAGGAACAAATGGTTCAGCGGGTGCAGCATTTGAAGCATTCAATAATCAGTTGATTCGCCAGATTCAGAAAGTTGTATTAGGGCAGACGCTTACCAGCAGTACGGATGGGAAAGGAAGTTACAGCCTTGGTCAAGTACATGAAAATGTCCGGATGGATAAGCTCAAGTCCGATATTCGACTTGTAACTCCTACACTACAAGCTGTAGTTAATGCGTTATGCGCTTTAAACGGTTGGGGTGAGTATGAAGTGATGCTAGGTGAAAAGCCTAAACCACTTAATAAAGAGCAGGCCGAACGGGATGTTCACCTGAAAAATGCAGGTGCAAACCTATCGGATGACTACTTTATTCGCGAGTATGGCTTGCAAGAGGGTGATCTAAAGTCTGTAACTGACTTGAACCAACCCGATCTGCAGTTTAAGGCTTTACCCCATAAAGCCTTTAGCTTTGCAGCAACTACCAGAAAGCTATCACCTGAACAGCAGGAAGTAGAAGAGTTGACTGATGCACAGCGCAATATTGAACTCTTAAGCAATGATCAGGTAAATGAGCTCCTGCAGAAGAGTGAAACACCAGAAGAACTGGCCTTTCATCTGATGCAGCTTATGCCTGAGGCCAGTCAGTCTCAGTTCACGGCGAATCTGGAACGAGCTTTATATGCAGGTGATGTACTAGGGTATGTCACGGCAGATAGAGGTAAATGAGTGAGTTACTTTTTAACTCTTAAGCTATAAAATCCTTACCACTTACTAAAGTTATGAATTAAATATTGGGGTGGTAATGATTGATTTTACAAAGCTCATTGAGCTCTATATCAGTCGAAAAGATAAATTTAAAAAAGCTGAAGAACGTTTAAAACGTAGAGAGGTATTCTTTGAAGAAATTTTAGCGATTGAAAAAAATACAAATTTAAGTTGGAATCAGAAAAGAGTAATGAAGGATTCAGCTGCTCAAAAGTTAACTGGTAATGGGCTAGCTACTTATGAGTTCGTAGATTATTACTGCCGTCATCCTGATTTTATTAATTTTGAGATTATTTCACCCATGGTGGCCTTTTGGGATCAGACACTCATTAAAACTTATGATGATGAGAAACAAATTATTAAATTAGAATTTAATACTATAGTTTACTGGAAAGAAAAATTTTTCTCTTTTCTGTCATGCGCTTTATTATTTTTCGCAATATTTTTCTTTGGAAACTATGGAAATACAATTATTAATTTTATTTCTTCCAACTTCTATATTAGTTCTGAGGTTATTGGTATTGCTTATCTAGCCTTTATATTAGTGTTGGTTGGAATATTCTTTTTTTTTACTTTCTTATTTCTAACTTTGCTTGATTTAAAAAGATTAGTGAAATGAATGTTTAAAAGTTCGTTGGCAGCCATAGGGCTGCTTTTTTTATAGGTATTATTTATGCGACCAGTCACATTCTTAGAGGCCTTACAGTTTGCCCGGTCTCGTAAAATCGTATTGCCTGATGAGTTTTACTCTCTGGATCTCAAGACACGACAACTGGCCACCACGGTCAGTTTTTTATCGAGCATAGAACAGATCCAGACTGTGATAGCCGCCGTAAACAAAGCTATTGCAGATGGCTCGACATTTGAGGACTTTAAGAAAATAGTCGCTGAACATGAGATCAAGCTAAGTGAGCCTTATCTCAAGAATGTTTTTAGGACCAATATTCAGACGGCGTATAGTCATGGACGCTGGCAACAGCAGCAACGCAATAGGGACAAACGACCATACCTGATGTATTCAGCTATCGATGATAGCCGGGTCCGTCCAAGTCACCTGGCATTAAATCGGATTATTCGTCATATCGATGATCCATTCTGGCTCATGTATTACCCGCCGTGGGGCTTCATGTGCCGTTGTACAGTGATTACCTTAACTGAAAAACAGGCGAAAAAATACGGTATTACCCCAGATGATCAGCTACCGGAAGTGGCTGAGGAAATGGGCTGGAGTACCAGTCCAATGACCTATGGTGATCTATCTGGTCTGGTAGATCAGAAGATCCTGGATTCTGATCTAGATAAAGCGTTTTTGCTGGAGCAGAAAGAGATCATCAAGGCCGAATGGACGGCGAGTAAAAAGCTCACCAGTCTGTTTGCTCCGATGGATGATAAGACTCGGGACTTATTCGATACGGTGGCCAATACGGTGATTCCACTTGATCCAAGCATTCGACCTAGTGCGATTCGTACTTTCTTGGATTATGTACAGGGCAATGATTCAGTTCTTACGGCGCAGTTAAAGCAGCCCCCTATTACTCTGGCTGAGGAAGTGCTTAAACGCTGGTTAAAGGAGGATTTAGGCAGGCTACAGGCAGTGGCATCGAATAGTGCAACTACAGTGGCTGGATCAGCTTCACTAGCCTACGCTGCATTATTGGAGGTAGGTAAGGTCATTACATTGGATGCGCCGTTACTGCTTGCAGGTTCTGCTTCAAATATTGTGATTCAGATTGAAAATGCTAAAGGTTTAGGTATTGATCTGGAAAAGTTAAATGCAGGGCAAGGTGTACTGTTTCCTTTAGGCATATCTTTTCAGGTAGTTTCAAGTGAAATAGTAAATGGCCAGATGATTTATACACTGAAAGCCTTAACTAACTAAACTTAAGAAATTAATTTGAGCCACTCCATTAGGGGTGGTTTTTTTATGGAGCATGAAAAATGCCAGATCCAAATGAAAAAGCTAAGCAGGAGCAAGATCAGTATTGCTTTCAGCTTGGCCAAGTCAGTGTAGACAAGCCAGAGGAAGGGAAAAAGAAGCGCACCTTCTCAGGTATTGCCTATAGCGGTGAAGCAATTACTGACCACTGGTACTGGGACAAGGTAGTGTTTGACCTTGACTCGATCCAGATCAAAGGCCGTATCCCCGCATTGCTAGAGCATCGAACCAGTCAAAGAGCTGGAGCAATAAATTCATATTCTGTGAGTCATACAGAAGGCCTCAAAATTGAGGGCAATCTACTTTCAAATGAATTCGGAACTCAAGTCGCCCAGGACTCTGATGATGACTTTCCATGGCAAATGTCAGTACGGATTTATCCCACCACAGTGGAAGAGGTTAAAGAAGGTTCAGTCATTGTGAATGGCAGGACATTCCAGGCACCTGTTGCCATCTTTCGGGGTGGTCGTATCCGTGAAGTGTCATTTTGTGCTTTAGGTGCAGATGACAATACCAACGCCGTGGCAGCTAGTCACTCACCCAAAAACTTCAACCAACCAGAGGACACAGATGTGGACCTAGAACAAGCAAAAGCAAAACTCCAGGAGCAGGAGCAGACCATTACAGGTTTGCAGGAACAGATTAAAAAGTTTGCCGCTGATAAACGTAATGCCGAAATCGATGCTTTGGCTAAAGACCTGGGCAAAGAGTTTAGTACCGAAGAGAAGTCTAAGTTCGCTGCCATGCCAGACGATGCATTTGAGCTGATGGCCAGCACACTTAAACAGTTCTCGGCGGGTAATCAAACACCACCAGCTGGCCAACAGCAACAACAAACACCAGGGATAAATTCTGCGCTGAACTACCTGTTCAATCATCAGGCTACTGGTGGCCAGGGTGGACAAGCACCACAAGGATCAGCTTTGGATCAGGCATTCGCTAAATTTGCGGCAGCTCAGGAGTCTAAATAATGGGAACAATTACTCAAACCATTACGACCAATCAATTGGTGGTAGGCGATGGTATTCGCACCGAAAATGCCAAAGTAAAAACAGCAACTGCATACAAACGTGGGGATCTACTCAACGTTGGTGCAAATAATGTGGCTGACCACCCTGTTGTTACCACTGGGGTGGTAGGGGATTGGAACGCGATTGCTGTTTCAGATTTCACTGCAGAGCAACCTACATATCACGCCAACAATAACTTAGAAATGCCAATCTATACACAAGGTCCTTTCGATATTGCTGTAGTTACTGTGAACGGAGTTCCATTAACAGCAGATCAATATGATGCAGTACGTGCACAGGCATTGCCTAATAAAATCGAACTTCGTAAAGTTGTGGGGAACTAAGACATAAGTCAAACTTTTACATTTCAAAATGCACCAGTTGAATTGCTGGATGTGCCACAACTGGTGCTACTGACCGACACTACTCAAAAAGTAGATACTTGGTTGATGGATCGCTTTTTCCCTCAACGTGTTTCATACACCAAAAAGGAAGTTCCAGTTGGGGAGTTGAATACAGCAACTCCACTTGCGCCGTTTGTTACTCCGACTGCAGCTGGTCGCCAAATCAAAGTAGGTGAATCTGGCAACGTGAAATTCGTGAAGCCCGCTTACTTAAAGCCAATGATGACGGTGATGCCAAGTGAAGTGCAAAACACGGCTCTGATTTCACAACTACGCCGTTATGGTGTGATTGCTACAGGTTCAAATCGATTGTCTGATGCAGACTTGCTGTTAATCGACCAGGCACAAAAGGCTCTGTACCTGCGTCAATCTATTGAAAACCGGAAGCTGCTGATTGCCCGTGATGTACTGCTATATGGTAAGACTACTTTTGCCTCAGCAGATTTCCCGATGTACGAAGTGGATTATGAGCGGAACCCGGCCTGTAACTTCACACCTCTAATTAAATGGGGACAAGCAGGAGCCACACCGGTTAAGGATATTCAGGCGATGATTGACTTGGCTGTTGAACATTCAGGTACATCACCAATCATGGCATTAACCACTTCTAAGGTGTACAACACATTAACTAAAGATCCTGAGTTTAATGAGAAATTCATTACGCCGTATAAAGGGATCAGTGTGCCGCTCACTCCAACCTTTGATCAATCTGATAAGCCACAATTCCGAGGCACAGTGGACAATATCGAAATCTGGACCTATGACGCTAAGCATAGTATGGGGGGGAGTACCGAACGCTTTATCCCTGAAGACTTCTTTGGCCTGGTTGCCGATGCCAATGGCTGGATCGCACATTGTGCATTGCAAAACGTTGAAGCATTCGGTCAGGCTCTAGAGTTCTATTTAAGCCAATGGCAAGAAAAGAATCCTTCAAGCATTCAATTACTCGCTGAATCCTCTCCACTGGCTGTTCCAAACAACAAGAACGGTTTAGTGGGTGGTCGTGGCTTTGTATAAGGAGAACTCAATGCCAAAGTATATTGCAAGACAGTCGATCGGACATTTCCGTCCAGGTCAGGAAATAGAAGGGCTTGAAGCTAAACAACTTCAGGCCCTTTTAGCATCTGGGGCTATTGAAGAATATCAGGAGCCGGAAGAGCCTAAAGTAGATGGTACCGCAGCACGTCTGGCTGAGCTTGAAAAGGCCAATGCAGAGCTGACAGCAACAAATACTACTTTAACTGAAGCCAATCAGACAGCTGCTGCTGATAAAGCCAAAGCTGAGCAGGAAGTTGCTGAGCTTAAAGCAAAGGTAGCTGAGCTTGAAAAGGCCAAGCCAGCATCTAAGTCTAAGACTAGTGACAAGCCAGCTGAACAGGGTGCGGAAGCAGCCAAGTAAGGTGATCTATGTACGCGACACGAGCAGATATGGAGGTTCGGTTTGGTGTAAATGAGATATCCAATTTAAAGGCTATGCAGACTGTAGAGAATGCCATTGAGCAGGCTCTACAAGATGCAGCTGAAGAAATAGACAGTTATGTAGCAGTGAAATATCAGCTGCCATTACCGGAAGTTCCCAGCACATTAAAACGGATTGCCTGCAATATTGCGCGCTATCGTCTTTACTTTCAGCGTCCAACAGAAGAAGTCGAGAATCGCTATAAAGCCGAAATTGACTTCTTAAAACGGATTGCAGATGGTAGGGCTACTTTGAATATCCTCAATACACAAAATCAGGTCACCAATGAAAAGCCGGTACAGACTCCCAGTACGATGCCCATCGGTACAAGTTATGTAGGAGGCGTGTTTGGTGATGATACGCTGAACAAAATGCCTTCATTTAAATAAGGAGGAGGTATGGCTTTTGCTATAACAATTCGTCCTGACAATGAATCTGCCGTAATGGCAGTACTGCAGCATATGGCCGATTTCGACAGCAGAAAGGAGGATATGTTTGTCGAGATTGGTGGCTATGGAGTTTATTCCACTCAAGAACGGTTTATTGGCCAGCATGATGTAGACGGTAATCCATGGAAACAGTCGTGGCGGGCCCGAATGCAAAATGGTCAAACAGGCCGTGATACGGGTGAATTAATGAATGAATTGCACTATAACCTGCGCCCTGATGGTGTTGAGTGGGGTTCAAACAAAATGTATGCCCATGTCTTTCATTTTGGTGCCACCATTCTGCCTAAAACGGCGGAGTACTTAACCTTTGCGGTGGGTGGCCAGTTCAGGAAAGTGAAACAGGTCAATATCCCTTCTCGTACCTTCCTAGGCATCAATCAGGATGATGATGAAGAGATCCTTAATATTATCGGGAGGCATATAGGTGTCTGACTTTTTTGCAGTACGTGGAGAAATTGCCGAGAAGCTCAAGGAGATTCCGGATTTCAAGCAGATTTATACGCCGTTGAACTCTGTACTGGTGACTGAAATGTCTCAGATAACTCCATCAGCTCACGTCAACTTTGTACGGATTCGCCCTAAGGATAGTGCGGGCAAGGGAAAAATGAACTTAATCAGCCAGCAGTGGGCGGTCACTGTAGCTTGCCAAAATGCTCAATCGCAAATGACAGATGGTTCAGTTGTTACGGATCAGGCGGGTAATCTTCTTGAAGATGTTATTCAGTTGCTCTCAGGCTGGAAGCCAGCCTCGGCACGTGGAGAATTGATGCTGGTTGATGTGAAAGAAGCCTTCAGTACAGGTTTTGCATATCTCACCGCAGTATTTGAATCAGAACGATTTATCTAGGAGCCAATCATGGCAGCAAAACAATATACGGCACTACAACCTGTAGGCCGGTTTAAAAAGGGTGAGTTCGTCGGTGGACTGGATGATGCTCAAATCAAAAAATTACTGGCAGACGGTGTAATTCAGGAAGTACCTGAAGCAAAGCCAGCTGCTTCAGCCAAGAAAACCACAGGGGATGAAAAGTAATGGCTAAAAAGAACTATATTTCGCTGCAGGGTAAGTTTTACCTGGCAGAGATTGCAAACGGTATTGCCGGTGCCATGCGTCAGATTGGTAATGTGCCAGAGTTTGAGATTGAAATTGATGCTGACGTGATTGAGCATAAAGAATCAATGACAGGCAAGCGCACGACTGATTTCACCATGATCAATGCAACCTCGGTAAACTTTAGCGGTACGCTTGAGGAAGTTAATCCCGAGAACCTGGAATACATTCTGTCAGGGATGAAACATAGCATAGCGACCAAGACTGAAGTGGATGTGTCTTTAGGTACCGTTGTTACCGGTCAGGAAATTAAACTGGATGGCTATAACCTTAAAGCAGTTTCATTTAAGGATTCTACCAGCGGTGCAGCTAAAACAGTCAATCCGGAAGACTATACGCTGGATGCCAAATTCGGTACCGTAATTTTCCATAACGTGGCTGATTTGACCATGCCATTACTGGCAACCTACACCACAGGTGAAGTCACTCATACCACGTTGGCATCTGACTTTGAAAAAGAGTATCAACTTTTCTTTAAGGGCGTAAATACAGCAAATAATGATCATATTGCAGTGACATTATGGCGAACCAAGAAATCACCGGAAACCACCTTTCCATTGATTCATGAAGAGCTGGGTCAGTATGAAATCTCGGGTCAGGCATTGTCAGATGTCACTAAAGAGTCAGATCCTGCACTGGGTCTTTATGGCCACGTGGTAACAATTCCAGCAGTTTAATCAACTCAATACAGGCACAGAGGCGCATAAGCGTCTTTTTTTGTGCCTGTATTAAATAAATTACTATTACTTGTAAATATAAAAAAAACTGGCATATTTAAACATTGTTCATTAATTGAGCGACAATGTTATGAGTGATTTTGAGGAAGGTGATGTAGTTTATTTAAAATCCGGTGGTCCTAAAATGACTATTACAGAAATTAGAGATGCCCGGAACTCCTGCTGTGAATGGTTTGACTAACACGATGAATTAAAGCGTGGTTCTTTTAAAAATAGTACATTAACTAAAATTAATCCTAGAATGAGTAATGGGCCAAATAGTGGAAATTCATTAAATAGTGGCGGTATGCCCACATTTAATCTCTAACAGATAAAGCACCTTCGGGTGTTTTTTCTTTTGTTTAGTAAAGCATTTAATGGCTCAGTCAAACCCACTACTAATTCAACATCAAAATAAAAGTACTTCTCATATTAAGCTTGGCTTTGACAATAGTTGCATGCCAAAGAGAACAGAAGCAGATCCCTTGAATATACGGAGTCAAAGTTACTTCAGGATATGAAGATTACATTTGGCTACTACATTCAGAAGGATAGGGTGAAATATTAATTTTATCTGCTCTATTGTTTCCTGATAATGAGAATAATTATCAAAAATTAACAGATGTTTTGATGTTTTACTTTTAAGATGGGCACCATTAGGCATCTATGTTGAATTCAAAAATTAAAAAATGGAGAACATAAGTATGAAATATCTCTTCTTGGCACTAGCAGCAGGTGTATTTCTAATGGGGTGTAATTCTAATATGGCTAAGGCTTCTAAAAATACTACTACAGACGAATCCTCAGAAAATTTAAAGCCCAAACAGATCATCAATATTACTGAAGAAAAGCAATTACTGAAGTTTATTGGACCAAATAATCAAACATATATGCTTAGAACTACAGATAACTTTGAAACGGCAGAACTAAGTGATCAGTCAGGTAAAACTTATCGACTTAAACGAGCCGTATCAGCAAGTGGGCTCCGCTTAGCAAATAGCCAAGGGGTATCAATCCATTTTAAAAATGGTGAGGGTATTCTAGAACTAATTAAGGATCAGCCTATCAATGTTACTGAGGTTAAGCCTTAAACCTGAGAGATAAACATAGTATTAAATGAATAAAAGCACCTTCGGGTGCTTTTTTATTTCCTGAACTTTATTTTGAGATTCCATCATGAATGATTTTTTTCTAGCAGCTAATCGCTCTATCACAGTGAATGATGTTGAAGTACACCAGATCCAGATAAAAGATTTTGACCAATGGGCGGTACATGCCGAAAAGGTAAAAGGCTTCTTAAAGGGAAAAGATTATTCAGATGAAATTTTAACTCAACTTTTTAAGACTCATTCAATTGAAGTGCTGGGTATGTGCAGGTTGGCCACTAAGCTTCCAGCAACCAGTTTGATCGATCTGGCCACAACATCGGAACAGCAATTTAAAGAAGTTTTATCAGCAGTACTGCAGGTCAACGGCGCTTATTTTAAAGAAGATCAGCCTAAACGCCGTAATAAAAGGCAGGCAGTAAAAGAAAATGATTCAACCTGGTTTGACTCATTCCAGTTGCTGATCAGTGCTGGTCATACTCATACCGAAATCATGAATATGACTTATGGTGCTTACAGTGAGTATCTAGAAACAGCCCAAAAAGATTACCGGAACAAGCTGGCGGCACTGACCAGTGTAGTGAGATCCGCTCAGCATGCATCTGCTAATGATTTAAAAAAGCTACTTGATGAGCTAAAAGAGTAAAAAGTGTGAATTAATTAACAATTTCACATAATTAAATTTACCATACCTGATTAGAATGGTCGGCATTATAAAAGTGCACTTGAGCTTAATCATGAAAAGAGTATTAACAGCAGCAAGTAGAGCAGCTTATAAAGAATGGTTTAACTCATTCAGCAGTGACGAGCAGAGAGAGTTAGTGAATATGGGTGTGGCATGTGGTGCCGACTCAAAGTTTTTTAAGCATGAGATACTGGATCTCCTGAGCCATCTGGATAATGAAAGGCTCAGAGATAATAAACTCTTATTCAAAAAGTTTACTGAGAGATTTATTGCTTTAGTTCCTGATCATATTCGTCCTCATGTAAATTGGGTGCTTTTAGAACATAGTCGTGATTATCGCGCCTGGTTCGCAAATAGACAGATGTTTGTTTTTAACTGTCTGGTCGTTAAAGATATTTATGAGCATACCCAAGATAAAAATTCAGGATATTTATTATGGGCACCGATTATCGATGGTCATACGCCTGCATCCTGTCAAAATTTTAGTAATAAAATATTTAATATTCTTGATAAAGAATTTCAGGAACATGCTGTTGAGCATTGGAGCAGACCGCAAGAAGGCTGTAGATGCAGTTTGATCTCAATCACTCATACACAGGCAAAACAGTACCTGATGGATATGAACATGAGTGCATAGAATAAAGAGATATAAGTGAACACGGATGTTCTTTCACATTGCGATAATTTAGACCAGTCGGTTAAGATGCTCAAAAATATTTCAAAATAAGGGCGTGGGGTTAAAAGTGGGTAATAAGAAAAGTTCAAAATTTCTTCTTTATATGTGGTTAATCATATTTATTCTAGTTGCTTTAGTATATTGCTCATATAGATCTTCAACAGAAGTAAGAAACCCCTCTGAAAGTAAAACAACTCTTCCATCTGAAGCGACTAGCTCTAATACAAAGTACAGTTCTTCAGAGTCGCCAAGTGTAAAAGTAGAATCAAATTTTTCACGTAGAGTTCAGATTCAAACTGATTCCCGTATTGCTCTAGAAAAATATTTGAAAGATCCCAAAAATGCGGAAATTAGAAACCATAAAGGAAATTGTGGTGAAGTAAATAGCAAAAATAGTTTCAATGGATATTCTGGTTTTAAAAGATTTATTGCCAGCCCTGCAATTGTTGCGATTGAGGGTGAGAATATGAACCCAGAGGAATTTCAATCAGCTTGGGAACAAATCTGTAAATAAGAATCGAGCAGCTCAAAGAGCTTTTTATATCTTCACTTAACCCACCATTCGGTGGGTTTTTTATTGCGAGTAAAAACATGGCTGGTAAAGAATTAACCTTTAAACTTGTAATGGAAGCTGACACAAAAAATTATGTGTCTAATGTTGAACAATCTGAAAGCATTACAAAGGCCGTTGTCGCTGTAATTAAAAGTGAAGCTGATAAGTTAAAAGCTGCTTCTACTGAAACTGCAAAAGAAGTTGGGAAAATAGTTCCGGATGATTTGCAGAAGAAAGCTGATCAGGCTGCCAGCAAGATCGATGGCTTAGGTAATACAATTCAGGATACTGCCATCAAGGCAAATAAGGCAGGCTTTGAGATTGGTGAAGCCATTCCAGGTGATGCGCTCCAACTTGCAGAAATGCTGGGTACTAAATTCTTTACAGCGGCCAAGGAAATTGAAGCTCTTGGTGACAAATCGGTTATCAGTGCAGGTGAGCTACGCTCAATGTCGAGCATTGGTGAGCAAGGCATTAATGAGCTTAATTCAGCACTAAAAGCTGCTCAGGCTGAATTGGTTCGGTTGCAAAGTACGGATGGTACTTTAAAAGATATTGAAATCGCCAAGCAGCGTGTTTTAAGTATTGAAGATGCTATTAAAGAAACGTCCAGTGCATTTAATTACTATCAGGACGTTGCCGTAAATGCCATGCGTGGCGTGGACAATGCCACCCAATTGACCATTAACCAGTTACAGCAGTTCAGTGCAGTAGATCTATCAGGTGTAATAGGTGAAGCGCAGACTGTAACTCGTGCTATCGAGTCAATGGGAAGCGGTGCAACAGTATCTACGCGTGAAGTTCAGCGTATTGGTGAATTAGGCTCTAATGCGATTAATGCCTTAGAAAGAGAACTGAACGAGGCTAAATTAGCTTGGCAGGCCCTATCAAATGCCAGCTATGATATTTCCCTGGAAGAACTGAATCAGGCTAAACAAAAAGTTGAACGCTTGGAGCAGGCTCTGGGCATAACTGAAAACTCAATGAATGAGTTTAAGAGTGCGACCCAGCAAGCAGTACCGGTGGTGGATCATCTGGATCAGTCTCTGGAAAAGACAAACCATGAGCTTAAGGATACAGAAACTTTCGGGCAACGGGCGGCAAGTGAGGTTGAAGGCTTAAGAAATAGCTTCAATGCTTTAACCGGCGTTTTAGCTGCAGTGGGTATTGGTACAAGTGCAATGGAAATTGCACAGGTATCTGATCAGTATAAAACGCTATCTGGTCGTATCCAGATTGCGATTGGTGATAATGCCAGCTTAAAACAGGCAATGGATGATGTTGCAAATGTAGCCATAAGAACCAATTCTAATCTTGTGGCTACCGGTGATCTGTTTGCACGGCTGACTAAAATTGGTCAGGAGATGAAGTGGCCGCAAGAGCAGGCTTTAGCACTGACTGAAACTATTAACCGCGCCATTCAGGTGGGTGGTGGTAGTGCAGAAGCGAATGAAGCTGCAATTACCCAGCTTAATCAGGCGTTAGGTTCAGGTGTACTACGAGGTGATGAGTTTAACTCCATGGTTGAACAATCACCGCGACTGACACAGGCAATGGCTGACGGATTGGGTGTGACTACTGGCCAATTACGTGAGATGGCTAATCAGGGACAGTTGACCACCGCCGTAGTGACCAAAGCCATTTTAAGCCAGAGTGAAGTGATCATTGCCGAGTTTAATAAATTCCCAGCTACGATTGGCGCTTCTATTGAGAACCTGAAAACAGCCTGGACAATTTATATCGGTGAAGCAGATGCAGCGAGTGGAGCAAGTGCCAAGGTAGCCCAAGCCTTAAAATTTGTTTCTCAAAACCTTGATGCACTTATTACAACCCTTACTGCTGCAGCTCAGGCATTCATCGCTTATAAAGCTATTGGAATGGCAGCAGTATTTCTGGAAAAAGCCAATGCAGCGAAGGCTGCACAAGTTGCTATCGCTACAGAAACCGTAGCACTGACTGCAAATACCGGTGCAAATACAGCCAATACACGTGCTACCCATCTTACGGCAGTAGCTAAAACCGAACTGGCTGCTGCAACCAATGCAAGCACAACCGCAAATACAGCAGCTGCAGGAGTATTTGGGCGGGTTACTGCTGCAACAAATGGCCTTAAGGCAGGATTGGTTTCTGTTTTATCCAGGTTTGGAGCATATGGTGCTGCAGCAGCCGGTGTCGTAATCGCTAGCGATTTGATGATTGACGGTTTTAAGGCAACTGATGAATGGCTACTACGACAGGGTTCTAATTTTATTGACTGGGCTGTAGCGAGGGCAACAGGTACAAAGTCGTTGGCCGAGCAGGAACGCGATCTGGCAGCAGCAGAGGAGGAATCACGAAAGAAACAGGAAGCAAGTACTGCGGCCAAGGAAAAACATGCTGCAGCTGCCGAGAAGAGTAAAGATAAAACCTATCAGCTGACCGAACAATCCAAAAAGCTTATTACAGAGTTTGATGGATTAATTGCAAAGGGCGAACCTGCTAAAGAAGCCTTGGAGAAAGTTTCTCAGGCTATGAAGTTTGATTCGACCAAAGGTATTAATGACGCAATTACCGCTTTAATTCTCCTGCAAAACCAAGGGAAAATTACGGGCGAAGAATTGCAAGGGAGTTTAGGCAAGGCCTTAGATGGTAAGGACCTGGTTGTTTTTGAAGCGAATGCCAGAGCTGCTTTTGCAGGAACGTCAAAGGAAGCTGAAAAGAATGCTCAGATAACTGAAGCTGTAATGAAGGCGGCATTAGATCGTACCGGTCTAAGTACAGAACAGCTTCAAGGTCGTTTCTCAGCTGCATTTCAATCTGCCAGCAATGATGTACAGCTGGTCGTTAGTAATCTTGAAGCTTATAAAGCTCAGGGTATTGATACCGGACTGGCACTTTCAGCTAGTTTAAATAAAGCAATTGATACCGCCCAGACTCGTGCCGAACTGGACTATGCCAAGAGCTCTCTAATTGCTTTTGGCAAACAGGGATTGGTAGCAGGTGATCAGGTAGCCTTGGGCTTGAGTAAAATTGAGGAAAAGGCCCGGCAGCTCCCTGCTGTACTTAATCCTGTACAAGCCGCATTTGCCGCTTTAGGTATTCAAACTAAAGAGCAATTAAATGGCGCTGCAGTGAGTGCCCAGAAAAGTTTTGAAGTTATCAGTAAAAGCGGGCAGGCAACTGCTGAAGCTATTAAGCAGGCTTATATTCAGATGTTAAATGCCGCACTGGCAACAGGAGATAAGGCCCAGATTGCAGCTGTTCAGGCAAAAGCAGCAAGTCATGGGTTACAGGTGCAGATTGATGATACTGGTAAAGCAGTGGTTCAGACGGCTTCGGAATGGGTCAAGGCGAATATCCAGATTGAAAATTCTGCACGAGGTATTAAGGATGGCTACCGTGAAGCTGGACGGGTGGCAAGAGAGGAGGCCAAATCCTCTACTGAAGCCTGGTCAGAAGCGCTTACTGCCATGCAGGGCAAGCTTAAAGCCTCTAAAACTGGAGTCATGGCTAAAAACGGTTATTCAGTTGATGAGATTGAGCAGCAGCTGACTGAAATGGGATATAGCGGTAATGCCAGGCAAAAGGCTAAAGAGCTATTCGAGACGGCTCAACAGGGTCCAGGTGGTTATTACCGTTCAGCTTCTCATGAATATGCTGCGCGTTACGGTGTCTCTGCATACGACAACCAGAAACAGACCGGCAATTATATGTACATTGCCGAGCAGCTGGAAAAGCTGGAAGAGTATGCAGGCAAGTCGGGCAGTGTAGGTGCAAGCTCCAAAGCTAAAACAGTTGTGCCGGAGGTGAATATCAACAGCTTGGCTCCAGATGTGAGCTATCCTAAAACCAGCACTCCAACTGCTGAGCCTTCACGTACTGTCATCAACCAGATCTCTATTAATGGCCGCACAATTAATGTCCCTGTGGATGAGGCTAATCAGGGCAGTTTTAATGATTTCCTGACTGAACTGGAAAGGATAAAAAAGAGTAGCTAATGAAATTAATACGAGTGTTTACATCAGAAACCGTCCCGCTTGAGGACGGTTTTTTATGGTCTGATGAATTTGAATGGAAGCCCATCGAGCAAAAACAGAGTCGGGCTATTGATGGTTCTCTAATTATCCAGGAGGGCCGTAAAAAAGCAGGTCGTTCAATTGTGCTGCAACCGGCAGATAACACGATGGGCTGGATCAAACGCCGTGATTTACGCAAGGTTCAAGCCTGGTCTGCTTTATCTGAACAATTCATTCTGGCTTTTGAGTATCAGCACGACAGACGTGAATTTCATGTGATTTTTAACCATGAAGCCGGGGCTTTGGAAGCTGCTCCAGTGAAGGGAATTCCATCTGTATCTGAGGATGACTATTACAACGTGACCTTACGTTTTACCGAGCTGGAGAGTTAGCAGTGACAATTGAAACCAAAGATCTGGTGCTCTACAAATCAGAGCGCTTAACCGATACTGACGATGGTGGCGGCAAGTACTCCGGGCAGGTCATCATCGATGGTCAGAGCAATAATCTGTTTAATGATATCTCTGAGCTAAACCGCACCGTTGGTGATGTATCGATGCGTAAGATATTTCCGGCAGTGACTACTCATGATACCGACTTGCTCATGGGTGCTACGGTGTTTATTTCAGAGAATCCAGTTGATCCGAATGTCTCTGCCTTACTGTTCAGTACTAAATCCTGGACTGACGAGCGTAAAGCTGCTCAGAACCGGGTTGAAAACTACCTAGCCAAAGGTGGGCAGGCTGCTGGTACGCCATTAGATACGCACTATAAAGGCATGAAAACCCTGCAGGTCGCCATGTTCATAAGCGAGACCGAAAGTTCCGTCGGCAGCACGCTGGTACTGGTCTCAAAAGAAGGCACGCCAACCCAGCATGAGCAATACGTGCGGATCACGAAAGTCGAGACCCGTATTGCCAAAATGGTGGTTGATGGTAAGGAAGTAGAGTATAAGCTTGCGACCTACTCTATTAATGATCCGCTAGACCAGGATTATGTTGGCTTATCTGCAAAGCAATGGTATGGCGGCAACAGTAAATCAGAGACTATTCTTCGCGACACGATTGTTGCTGATACCGGCAAATATTACGCATCATCTAATCTTGCCACTGATGCCAAGGTCGGCGAGTTTACGGTAAATGCAAAAAGCATTTTTGCCCAGTTGGTACCATCCGCCCAGACTGAAACCCCGATTGTAGACGTGAACGCGGCAGGTGAAAGTGTCGTGCTAGTGCCGGGTAACACTGACCCAATTATCGTGGCCTATTCAGCCACGATTGGTACAGCACAAAATCTATATATTGGCTCTTCTGTGATGCCGTCGAGCGTATCATTCACTCTGTTTGGCCAGCAGATCACTGACCAAGGCGGACTGCTTAAAAACTCTTCAGGTACCCAGGTTGGAACAATCGATTACCAGCGCGGCCTAATTCAGTGGACGCAAGCTGCAGGTACCGGAACTGCTGTATTGAGTATCACTTTTCAGCCGGCATCGACCCCGACACAGTACTTTCAGTCTGAAGCTCGGCCCGTGACCCAACAGAACCAGAGCGCTAACTGGACTGGGGTGCTGGTACCGACGCCAGCGCCTGGAGCGCTATCAATCTCATATATGGCGCAAGGCAAGTTCTATGAGCTTAAAGATGATGGATCTGGCCAATTAAAAGGAGCGAGTACATCATTCGGCTCTGGCGCGGTCAACTATGAGACCGGCTCCTGGTCGTTGACTACGGGGGCGCTGCCGGATGTAGGCACACCAATCTTGCTGCTTTGGGGCACGCCTTTGGCAACCTTCATACGTTCAGGCCTTGCGGTTGAACCGGCAGCATTCGAGTTTGATTTGCAGCAGGCAGGAATAGCCTCAGGCAGCGTGACAGTAAAATGGTTGCTGGAAGGCGAACAGAAAACCGCAACCACGAATACGCTGGGCCAGTTTAGTGGCGATGCCACCGGTACCTTTAACTATGCCACCGGTCAAGGCCGCCTGGTCCCAAATAAACTGCCACAGAAAAATACGGTCTTTACCATCAACTATAGTTATGGCGTACCGCTTGATCAGATTGTTGAAAATGTCATGCCAACTGATCAAAAGCTGAAATTTACCATTGGTTCCGGTGCTGCAATACAACCCAATAGTGTTGAGTTAAGTGTACCGGTTGCTGATCAAATCGGTTCAGTAATCGGTACGGTGGTTTTAACTGATATTCC